GAGTGGGTAATGAAGTTTATAGCAATAGGATTAATCGGGTTTTTTATTTTAAGTTATATCGTTGAGCCTTGGGTGATTGGTACGATGTGCCGAGAATTAATTAAATGCTAATCAGGGGTAAGTAATGAGTAATACAATACTAGTAGAGCTTGGAGAAGCAATAAAAACTAAAGTTGATACTAGTTTAGGTGGCTCAATATTTGGTTGTTCTCAATGTTGCTTTAACGATGGTGAAACAATATCTTGTCATAGACCTGATGATGTAGAAGGATGCAACGATTCAGAAACATTTGAAGAGTGTTATTTTTCATACAAGGAGGATTCTAACAATGAATAAATCTGACTTTGACCAATTTGGCCCAGTTTGGCGCGCAGCCTGCGAGGTTTACAACGTAACACCAACAGACGCGGCATTGGGGTTGACCTTTCGAGTGCTGGAAAAATACGAGCTACACGATATCAAGGTTGCTATTGCTGATTATTTAGCGACAGGTCATTACCCTCCTAAGCCTGCTGATATTGTAAGTCGGTTAAATTCGGTTGATGGTCGGCTATCGGCAGATGAAGCATGGTCAAAAGCTATTATATTTTTTGATAGTGGTAGGTCGGTTGTGATGAATGACGACATAGCGCAGTCAGTAGCCGAAGCTGAAGGTATTTATCTGGATGGCGATAAGGTAGGCGCTCGAATGGCGTTTAGAGCTGCGTATGATAGAAACGTCATGGAGTCACGCAAGCTAGGAAAGCCCGTTACATGGTGGCCTAGCTTAAACGATCAAGGTGATGAGCCAGAGAAGCGCGCAGTTTTAGAGCTTGGGGTTGTTGAAGGCTTATTGACGGCTCAATCTGTAGCTAAACTATTACCATCACCACAACTAGTCGAACCAAGTAAGCTATTAGCAATAGCGCATCAATCAAACACGATGACAGAAGAAGAAATACAGGATAATTTAAAGCAACTACGGGAGTGGGTAATGAAGTTTATAGCAATAGGATTAATCGGGTTTTTTATTTTAAGTTATATCGTTGAGCCTTGGGTGATTGGTACGATGTGCCGAGAATTAATTAAATGCTAATCAGGGGTAAGTAATGGATAAAACTATTTTAACAGAGCTTGAAGAAGCAATAAGAACTAAAAACGCATCTTGGATACGTGAGTTAGCAGTAATGATACAAAGAATTGCGGATGATTTGGAAAGGCAAGGAGCAAAGTAATGAGATACGGTAATATAGAATTTAGGTGGAGTGAGCAAAACCAAAGCCATGAACTTGTAAAATGGCAAGGAATTAGCTCGTGTTATGTAATAGCTTTTTTTGATAAAGGGAAAGAACATTACAATATGCGTACAATTGGCGAAAGGTTTTTTGAGGATGATAAGGCTTGGCTGGTTGGTAAACATGCGCTTAGTTTTTTAAATCATTGTTTTGAAGATGAGATAAGTAATGAGTAAAACCCCATTCTTGCTAGAAGGCCCTGACGGGACGCTTACAGACCAATCGTGCGCCCACCTATGCCATTACTATGCCGCAGGAAATAAAGACCCAGAACAGTGGCTAGACGACGCCCTAGCCTATGAAGACACCATTAAGCTAGGTTGGAAAATGGGTGCGCCTAAGTCAACAATCACAACCGCACTAATCACGGACCGCGACCTATGGAAAAGCGCTATCTTTAAATGGGAAGACCGAATGAACTACTTTGAAAAGCAGTGACCCACCCACCAACTGCAAGGGGGTGAGGTAGAGGAGCCTCGGGTAAGACAGATCAGCAAGTGGGTCCGAGACAGTATAGCGGGTCTACGGACCACTGAACAGGAGAAACGTCATACACGTTGCCACCCCGTGGCTTTTATTATAAAATAAAAAGAACATTATAATATTAATACGGGGAACAGTAATGCAAGACGTTATACTCAGAATTACCCTCCTACAAATGAAGCTCCGAGCCGAAGTGACACGAGAAGTGCAACACGGCGCAACCCTGAAAGAAACATACGAGGCCATGGCAGAAACTATTACGGTAAAATTGAAAACACCCGTGTCTTCCGCTTGGGTGTCAGGCTTCAACCGTAACAATCCGCGGACCTTGGTCCACGCGTCAGTGGCTAGGGTAACAGCCGTCGAACGGTTGCTCACGGAAAACTGGCGGATTTGGGACACAGAGGCATCGTAGTGGTACAAATTAAACGCCGTATGTGTATATAGGATCTCAAATGAAAGTTGAAAGAAAAAAGCAATTGTAGGCGTAACCGGTGTAACGGTGTAACTTTGGCTAATTAGCCCAGTGTATATAAGGGTTTCAGAGGTGACACAAGTGAAAAACAAATTTGTAACGTAACCAGTGTTTATGTAACCTTAAATGGCAAAAGTGCCTTATGGGGGTCTGGAAGTTTTTTTTTTAAAAAAATATTCTGGAGTTCTATATACAGATAAGCGGTTTAGTATTAAACTATCTTTTTATAACTGGATAACAAGAATGGCTACCAAGATCACCTCAAAAACCATCCCCGCTGTTGTCAAGAAGCAGCGTGGACGGCCCCGCGCTACAGCCGCGCAGCAACTAACTCGTAAACAAGAACTATTCGTAAAAGAGCTCGTTTCAAAAGACGGTCAGATAACTATGCGAGAAGCAGCCGTCAATGCCGGTTACCCTGTCAGCTCCGCCCATACACGAGCTTACGAACTCACCAATCAACATATAAGTCCACACGTTGTTAATGCGATCAGGGCTTATCGCCAAGAGCTGGACGAAAAGTTTGGCGTAACATACCAGCGACACTTGCGTGATTTACAAACCATCCGAGACTTGGCCCTAAATAATGGGGCTTATTCCGCAGCCGTTCAAGCTGAGTACCGACGTGGTCAAGCGCAGGGCGATATCTACGTTAGTAAAAGCGAAATCAGAACGGGTAGTATTGATTCTATGAGCAAAGATGAGGTCATGCTGGCCTTACAGGAGATTAAACACAATTATGCCCCGATTACTATCGACATTACTCCCAAAGGAGAACGCAATACCCAGAACCGCGACAAAGCGAGAAGCCGACTTATGGAAGCTGATGAAGGCGGGGATGTCGCAGAATTCGAGGACGTGGAAGGCAACGCGGATTGAAACGTGGGCTATGCCCGGTATTCCTGACGTTTTGGTTTGTGATGACGCCGGACACTTTCATTTCGTCGAGCTAAAGGTTACCACCGCCAAAGTTGTTGATCTTCGACCCCACCAAGTTGCATGGTTAACCAATCATAGTATTGCAAGCGTTTGGGTCTTGGTGCGCAAAGCGGCTACTAAAACCCAGCCGCAAAAGATTTACTTGTATCATGGGAGGGAAGCGATGGACTTAAAAATGTCCGGTTTAAAGGTGGAACCTCTTTATTATTGTGAAGGGAATTTTGACTGGGACACTATTATGGGGTTGATCTCTCCTATATAATCGCATACCATTGTGTGGTCTTAACTTAACTACGACATGAGGTCATAAAATGAAAACAGTATTGCACGTTAACCAGCACCATATAAAAGCCAACGCTAAAGGTGCGGACCTTCCGGTGTTGACAGTAAAAGATTATACGCAGAACCGAAAATGTAATGAGGCGTGGATTAAAGACGCTGAAGGAGTCGTCATCACCAAGCTTGTGTACCGTCCAAACAAACCGCTTTCTTGTGGGGCTAAAGTTTGGCTAGAAACAGAGCTAACCGTAGAAACAATAGGAGTTTAGAGATGTTTTTTCTTTTTAAGTGGTTTGCGAAATTAAAATATGGTTCCGAAGCTTTAGAAGATTTTGAAGAGAAGCAGCGGCGAACCAAACCCCAACGGCGACCAAAACAACTGATAAGACGACGTAAGAAATAAAACACTAGCCCGCCCTTGAGCGGGTTTTTTACTGCCCTGCAATAAAGATTATTTAAAAAAGTAAAATATTAGGTTGCAAGGTATGCAACTTTCTGCGATATTATAGAGGTGGCGCAATTAAGTGCCCAATCTACGGAGTCATAGGTTATGTCTACATATCAAACGAACGCTTTAGCCCATGGTATCGGAAACTCGGCTGTTTCCTCGAATTGGTTCAGTCGGCCTGACGATCAAAAGTTTTTAACCCTCGACGATATGCTCGCCTATAAGAAGATAGACGCGCAGCGAATGACCTCTCGCACTGTTGACACTCACAAGATAAAGATCATTGGTGACTATGACGAAGTCAATCCCAGCCGGGGAGACATTCGTATTGAGTACGTCGACGATAATTACCGCGAGCACAACAACACCCCCACCAATTGGTCGTTTGGCCAACTGTCCCAGCTTGCCGGTGCACCTTCTGGTTACTTGCGAGACCTTCCGGCACCTATCGCGGCGGACTGTTTGCAGTGGGGTTTGAAATATAACCGTGGCAAGGAGCTAATCAAAGTCTACGGTAACCAAACCGACGGCGGCGAGTTAAGAGCTGCAACCGGTCCCGACTATGGCCGTATTTATGATTGGGAGATCCTCGAGCCTATCAAGCAATTGGTGGATGCAAGCGGCGGACGTTGGAAAGTTCCCGGTATGATGACGGGAAGCCGTGACGGCATGGCCGTCTATGACCCTGAAATTCCAGTGTCTATGGCTACCACCACGTTGTTTGCAAGTGACCGGGACGTGTTCGTCTTTTTAGTGGATGACCGCAACCCCATCGAAGTTGGAAAGCTTGCCAACGGCGAGCCCGATTTAATGTTTCGCGGCTTCTATGCTTGGAATTCCGAAACGGGTAGTAAGACGGCGGGTATAGCCGCCATGTATTTGCGCGGTGTTTGTATGAATCGAAACCTTTGGGGGGTCGAAAATTTTAGCGAAATTAAAATACGGCATACTAAATTCGCGCCGGATCGTTTCGCGCAGGAAGCCAGACCGGCACTACAATCGTTCGCCAACGGTTCGACCTCTACTTTTGTCGAGGGTGTACTTGCTGCCAAAGCTGCCAAGATTGCAAAGGATGATGCAGGCCGTTTTGACTTTTTAGTTAACCGGGCTGGATTGTCTGGACGCATGGCGAAAGCTGCCAACGCTCGCCACCTTGCAGAAGAGGGCCGCCCGGTCGAAACTGTTTGGGATGCTGCGCAGGCAATCACTGCAGTTGCTCGGGATATACCGCACCAAGATGCGCGTATAGATATGGAACGCAAAGCCGGTGCGCTATTGGATAAGGTGACAGCGTGATTATTTTAAGCACTAAGCAGCGCAAAGCCTTACACCGCAAGTGGGTCCAAAACAATCAGGGGCTGACTTATCAGGCATTCCGCCGCACTGTTTTGCCCGGGTGTGATTGCGTTATGGTGCGCTGGTCTGGTATGTGGCTAGGTATTGAGCTGGACGGATATACCCACAGTTAAAGTGTAGCCGTAACCGTTGTAAAATTAGCCCGCTTGACTGCGGGCTTTTTATTGCTTAAAGTATACGCTCTATCGCATACATTAATTAAAAAGGTCAATCATTATGTTAAAAACTGTTGAATATAGCGGCGCAACAAAAACCCGGGGCATTGCTGTCACCTATAGAGCGGGGGAGCGTGAAATGTATGGCACGTGCCCGGCATCCTGCGAAATGAATTGCAGCGGCAAAGGCTCGCAACAAATAGACCAGAACTATTTTGAGGCTTTACTAGGTGCAGTTCCGCGTCGTGGCGTCTCTTTTACTTACACTCATTTTGCGTGGCACCGGTGGGCGGACCGGTCCGACAAAGATAGCACCGGCCAGACTGTCGTTAACTTTTCAGCCCGTAATTTAGTAAGCGCGGCGGCGGCGTCCCGGGTAGTGCCTGCCGTGGTGGTGCTATCCCCGGACCAGTGGCAAAACGGAAAGCATACAATCGCCCCGTTATTTGGCGGCACCAATGGCCGCGGCGACTTTATCCAGACCGACGCCGTGCGGGTGGTCCGGTGCCCTGCCGAATATATAGATAATTTTTCCTGCGGTGACTGCGGCGACGGGATACCTTTATGTGCACGGGCTGACCGTGATTATATAATAGGATTTACTGCGCACGGTTCCGGCAAGAAAAAAGCGGCGGACCCTGACACCGACGGCGGATGTTATGCCGACGGCGGGCGTGTTCGATTACATTGGGACGCCACCGCCAACAGTGACCAGCCCGACGAAACCGACGGCGAGAAGCTGCAACGGTTCGCCAAAGGATTAAAAGCGGGCTCAATCCTGCGTCACCACGTAGCGGGCGACATCGGATAAACTTTACTTTATAGGATATTATCCCATATACTTCTATACAGCGGCGAGCAAAAGCCGCTAAACCTTAACTTCACGGAGTAACGAAAATGAGTTTTCAGATGACTACGAAGGATATCAAGAAAGGGGAGTTTGTTCGCAAAAAACTTGGTTCTAGAAAAACGTACACCCGGGGCGACTATGACCGCTCGTATAAAGTTTACGAATTACACGACGAGGACGACATCAGCCGATCAATCCACGTCAAAAAAGACGCTTTGTTATGGGTTGATTTTGAGTATTAGTATTAAATTAAACCTTCATTAATACTTTTTAGCCCGCTGGACTGCGGGCTTTTTATTGCCTTCGTTTAAGGTAGTTAAACAAGCCGGGCCCTGCGCCGCGTCCGGTGTCCAGAGCGTACCGCGTGCGGTGGCTGGCTGGTGGTCCGGTGGTCCGGTGGCTGGTGGTCCGGTGGTCCGGTGGTTGACAATAACTATTATTAACTGGTAAAGTGTTTTTTCTTACAATAATTAAGGCCCGACACGATGACACGTTCAGACTACCAACAAGAAATAACAGAGCTGGCTACTGATATTTTAGATAACTCCAATAGTGATGATGATTATTATGACGCCGTACACGAGACCGTAGACGGTCATGAGTGGATCATTTATTACGCACACAATACCGAGGTGATACAGCACACAGACAACGCCAGTGCTTATGAGGATGTTTACAGTTCAGAGGATCTAGGCGATCTGGTAAAAGATAAGGGTGTGTTAGGGCTGAATACTATGATAGCTTATTTCGCAATGGCACAAGACCTTCTGGAGGAAATCAATAGTCTTCGCTCAACAACCGAGGCAAAAGAAAATGGCACCTATTAAGTAGTCAGGCACTACCCTAGGATCTCGGCCCGCCCTCGCGGGCCTTTTTTTGTCTACTATTTAAGGCGTACCGGGTCCGGTGGCTGGTGGAAGTTAAACCGTGGACCGTGGAAGTTAAACCGTGGACCGATGACCGTGGACCGTGGACCGATGACCGTGGACCGTGGACCGATGACCGTGGACCGTGGACCGATGACGACGCCGAGCATCTCACCTGCACCCGGCCCCGGCAGCCCGGACCGCAGTAATCGCCCCGGGTCCCCCTGATATCGGGTCATATTTCACGCTAAAAAGACCAAAAAACGCGGTCCACGCCACGAGGCCTCAGGCCGTGGGGGGAAGAGCTAGGGCCATGTTTCTCTCAAATATTCATCAGAAATTTTAAATAGACTTTAACTGTCTTATATAAGCGTGTAATATTGCATATAACAAACGTTTTTCTTGCTGGAATGTTCCACGTGGAACACTGTAAATCTGCGTGACAAAAGTTAAAGGGACCCCCATGAGTAGAGCCACAAATCCTGCTGTAGAGGAAAAAACATTAAAGCTTCAACTGCGTTTAGCGCAGCTCGAAAAAAATGAAGAATGCCAATTTAATTTTTTAAAATTTGTAAAAGCTATGTGGCCGGAGTTCATTGCGGGTCGTCACCACAAGATTATTGCTGACAAGTTGGAGCGGGTCGCGAGCGGCGATCTGAAGAGGTTGATTATCAATATGGCACCAAGGCACACGAAGAGTGAGTTTGCGTCTTTTCTCTTTCCTGCGTGGATGATGGGCAAGAATCCGAAGATGAAGATTATACAGGCGACGCACACGACGGAGTTGGCTGTAAATTTTGGTCGTAAGACAAAAAACCTTTTGGACTCGGACGATTATAAAAAAATATTTACTAACGTGAAGTTGGCGGCGGACAGTAAGGCCTCTGGTCGGTGGGACACGAGTTCTGGTGGTATGTATTATGCCGTGGGCGTTGGATCAAACTTAGCGGGACGTGGTGGTGATTTAATTATTATTGACGATCCTCATTCGGAGCAGACGGCGATGTCGACGGCGGGTTTTGATGATGCGTGGGATTGGTACACGGGCGGTCCTCGACAGCGTTTGCAGCCCGGTGGAGCGATTGTTATTGTACAGACACGCTGGTCGGAAAAAGACATGACGGGTCAGTTGTTACGGGCGATGGCTAAAGATCCATTAGCCGATCAGTGGGAGGTTGTGGAACTTCCTGCAATATTTGCGGACGGTACGCCGTGTTGGCCGGAGTATTGGAGTTTGGAGGATTTGATTGCGGTCCGCGCATCGATACCGCCGAGCAAGTGGAACGCGCAGTACCAGCAGAATCCTACGGGTGAAGAGAGTGCGATTATTAAGCGGGAGTGGTGGCGGATATGGGACAAGGAGAAGGTTCCCCAGTTGGAGTTTGTGATTCAGAGTTACGATACGGCATTTTCTAGGAAACAGACTGCGGATTATTCTGCGATTACGACGTGGGGGGTATTTTATCCTAACGAAGGTGGTAGTGGTCCCAATTTAATTTTGTTGGACAGTGTGAAAGGTCGTTGGGATTTTCCGGAGTTAAAGGGGAAAGCATTAGAGCTTTATAATTTTTGGGAACCTGATACAGTGATAATAGAAGCAAAAGCGAGTGGAACGCCACTGACGCACGAATTACGTGCTCAGGGTATACCGGTTGTTAATTTCACGCCGAGTCGTGGTAATGACAAAGTAACGAGAGTGCATAGTGTGTCACCTTTGTTTGAAGCTGGCATGGTCTGGGTTCCGAATGAGACTTGGGCTGACGAATTAGTAGAAGAAGTTGCGGCTTTTCCAAACGGAGAGTTTGACGACTTGGTAGATAGTATGACACAAGCCCTTATGCGGTATCGTCAAGGTAATTTTGTGCGTCTTCCAACGGATGACTGGGAAGATGAAGAAAAATCTGCTAAAGTTAGTGTGTATTATTAACAAAGCCCTCGGCTTAATTACAGGATATTACCTTGGTAACTAAAACAAAGCCCATGGCGGTTAGAACAAATCGCCCTTCTTCCAGCAAAGGTCCACAGCCCATGGCGGTTAGAACCAAGCCGGTAGCACACTCTTTATCCACGGACCGTTTAGCAAATCCGATGCAGAGTATGGATGTTAAGAAGAATATTAAGGCCAAGCCTACGGAGCAAGCAAACCGACCCATATTGTCAGACAAGGCTGCTCGAATGATTGGAAATAGTCTTAAAGGTTTTGGCATTGCGGGTACAGCACTGACCTTGGGTAAAGCGGCTATTGATGCGGTGAGCTCTCTTCCCGGAGGAAAAAAGAAAGGAACGGCCCCTGCTTTTAGCAAGGATGGTAGAATCAAGAAATGAACCAAACTGCGGTAAACCTTGGAGCAGGCGGTTTTGTCTCGTATTTTGAAGATGGAGGTGCTACGGTCCTTTTAGAATCACCGATGGAAAACAACCAAGAGTTTTCTGAGGAACAGGCCTATGTTGAGCAAGGTGTTGGAGCGTTTATTGAAGATCGATTTTTTTCTGATCCTCCAGAAGGCACGGAAGGAATCCCTTTACCACTTAATGCTTCTACTCAAAACGACATACGAAGTTCTGGTCGCACAAATTCAGAAAATCGAGATTTATATTATCCGGAAGGGCAAACTTTTTTTGAGGCGCTTGCGGACACTTACAACTACCCTACTGAAGAATTGTCTGAAGGTGTCTACGGCATTGATCTTGAGAACGGTGCAACGCGCCATCAACGTCCGCGTCTCGATATGCCTACTCCTCAAGAGTTGGAAGATGTAAGAGCGCACATGCTTGGTTCGGCCATCACGGCCCGTGGCTATGGGCCCGAGACATCTAGGAAAGTGGGCGATGTTCATGAAATGTTCTTTAGTAATCGCGCTCATGCGGCCATGGACAAGCGGAACAATGCGGTAGGAATAAATCTTTTTAAGAAAGCTGGCATAGATGCAAGTACGTCGCAACTTACAGAACTGGTAGACAAACGCATCTTTGAACAGTTAAATGTAATTCTAGGTAGGACACCGGAGGAACAGGGTTCCCCGACAGACAAGCCGCGATGGAGTAAAAATTTCAGGAGCCCCGCAGATGGTCCTGACTTATACTTCCCTCGTGACAACTCAGGTTATTTCTTACCGGATCATTAGGAGCGTTTATGGCAACCGGAAAAACAAATGCGAGTTTGATGGACAGAAACATTCCATCTCAAATGAGCATGGCTGACATGTCGGCTGAAATTGAACTAGAACTTCCCGGATCACAAAACGACGTCATGGCGATGTTAAATGCCGAGGATGTTGAAAGTATTGAGATTACCTCTGAAGAAGACGGTGGGGTAACGGTGGATTTTGATCCTACTGATCAACGGGGCGAGAGCCTTGAGTTTAGTGCTAACCTTGCGGAAGAGATTCCGGACCGCGAGCTGGGGCGCATATCCTCTGAGCTGCTGGGCGAGTTTGATGCTAACAAAGCCAGTCGTCAAGATTGGGAATACGCGTATTCCAATGGCCTTGAGCTGTTGGGCTTTAACTACGAAGAGCGCACACGGCCTTTCCGTGGAGCCTCTGGTGTAACTCATCCTTTATTAGCCGAAGCGGCCACACAGTTTCAAGCACAAGCCTTTAACGAATTACTGCCTCCCTCGGGTCCTGTCCGAACGGTAGTGATGGGTAAGAACACGACTAAGAAGGCGCAGCAGGCACAACGCGTTCAGTCGTTTATGAACTACTACATTACAAATGTTATGGAAGAATACACTCCAGACATGGATCAAATGTTATTCTTTTTGCCGTTAGCTGGCTCTACTTTTAAGAAGACATATTACGATGAGACGCTAGACAGAGCAGTGTCCAAGTTTGTTCCGGCGGAAAATCTTGTGGTTCCGTATGAGACCGCAGACCTTGCTTCATGTCCTAACATTACACAAGTTGTTCGTATGTCGTTAAACGATTTACGCAAACGACAGGTGGCGGGACTGTACTTAGATGTTGAAGTAATTCCCTCACAGAAAGAATTGACTTCGCTTACGGGAGAGATGGACCGTCTAGTTGGAGTGGAAGCCAATCAGATTGATTATGACTGCACAATATTAGAGTGTCATGTGGATTTGGACCTCGAAGGCTATGAAGACATTGATGAAGACGACGAGTTTACGGGGATTAAAATTCCTTATATTGTCACGATTTCCGAGGATAATGGACAGGTTTTATCAATTCGTCGCAACTATCTCGAAGAGGATTCCCTCCGTAAGAAGATCAGTTACTTCACACACTACAAGTTTTTACCCGGTTTTGGCTTTTACGGTCTAGGCTTGATACACACTATTGGTGGCTTGTCCCGGACAGCGACTTCTGCACTTCGACAGTTGATTGATGCCGGTACGCTCTCTAACCTTCCTGCTGGCTTCAAGGCTCGAGGACTACGGATCAGGGATGACGATGAACCTTTACAACCCGGTGAGTTCCGAGATGTGGACGCGCCCGGTGGAGCGATTCGAGACAGCTTAATGCCGTTACCTTTTAAGGGCCCTGACCAAACATTGTTTCAATTACTTGGATTTGTAGTTGATGCCGCACAACGGTTTGCCACGATTACTGATCTTAAAGTAGGTGATGGTAATCAACAGGCTGCTGTTGGTACGACGATGGCTATGATGGAGCAAGGCGCACGTGTAATGAGCGCGGTCCATAAGCGTTTACATTATGCTATGCGTCAGGAATTTAAGATTCTTGCCCGAGTGATGTCTGAGAGTTTGCCCCAAGAGTACCCGTATTCTGTTCCGGGTGGCGATGAAACGATTATGCGGGAGGACTTTGATGACCGTGTTGACGTTGTTCCGGTCAGTAATCCTAATGTATTTAGTCAAGCACAGCGTATAATGTTGGCTCAGACGAAGATGCAGCTCGCGGCCCAAGCCCCAGAAATACATAACCTCCATGAAGTTTACCGTGATATGTACGAAGCGTTGGGTGTTACCGACATAGATCGCATAATGAAATCTGTGCCTGCGGAAGAGCCTACACCTATTGATCCCGCACAAGAAAACATTAACTCTTTAGATATGCTTCCGCTTAAAGCCTTTGAAGGTCAAGACCACGAGGCGCATATTAAAGCGCACTTGGTTTTTGGAACGAGTCCTATTGTTGGTAGTATGCCTCCGGTAGCGATGACGCTTCAAAAGCATGTTATGGAACACGTGCAGATTTCCTCTAAGGAACAAGCCGCCGTTGCTTACTTGCAACAGGTTCAGCAATCCGGTGGTCAACCAGCAGACGAAGAGCAGATGCTTGAAATTGAGCGTATGACTGCGCAGTTTATTGCAGAAGGTCTGCAAAAAGTGAAAGACATGTCTGGGGAAATGTCGGGTGCAGGTGCCCCTGATCCATTGGTTCAGTTGAAGGAAAAGGAGATTGAGGTTAAGTCGCAGGAGAATCAAGCGGATAATCAGATTGATCAAGCCAAGTTACAGCTGGATCAAAAGAATCAAGCAATGCGGTCGGAGCAATTTGGTAAACGGATTGCGGCCCAAGAACGTCAGACAGGCGCTCGTATTCAATCAGCAATGGACAGAGAACTACTTAAACAAACTAATCGGGATAATTAATCATGAAAAATCGAACAGTAAAAGTAAACGGGTCTACCCCGAGCAACCCCCCTAAAGCGGTTGATTATGCCGATATTAAAGACCAAGGTAAAATTCCTTACGGTAAGACAGCTCCGGCTCCTGTGGCTGGTGGTTTGACTGATTTTGCTAACACACCTCGTAGAATGAGGACCCGTGGCACGGGTGCCGCGATCAAAGGCACGACCCACATGGGTTACTAAAGTGGCTATTGCAAAAAGCTCTAGTAAAAGTAAACTACGTTCAAAGGTCGTTAAGAAGGTGCCTAACCGCGCTTTAAAAAGTTTTAGCCCTATCGCACGTCCTCAACGTTTTATAGGAGTGTTGTAATGTTCCGTTATGAATCCAAAGACATCGACGGCGTTCCTTCTCTTGCTAACATAACTAGTCGCCTCCAAGAATACGAGCCCTTCGAGCGCGAAAAAATCATGCGGGATTGGCTTAAGGCTCATGCAAACCGGACACCAGCGGTAGAACCCGGACCAGCGGTAGAACCAGCGGTAGAACCAGAACCTTACGTTCCTATTGATGTAGCAGTTCCAACGGATTACCCTTACGTTCCTATTGATGTAGAAGTTCCAACGGATTACTCTTACGCCCCTGTTGGCGTAGAAGTTCCAACGGATTACTCTTCAATAAATGGCTCGAACACGCCCGATACTGCTTTGGGCCTTGGGTCGTTGGCTTCAA